GGTTAGTTGCACGAAATGGCCTTACGTCGTGTGGAAAACGCAGGTGTCTGTGTCACCGACCGGGCGCCCTTTGCAGGGGTTTCCGCTTTTAGTGGTGGCGACACCATCTTCCAACTGTGTCGCCACCACTAAAAGCGGAAACCCCTGCAAAGGGCGCCCGGTCGGTGACACAGACACCTGCGTTTTCCACACAACGTAAGGCCATTTCGTGCAACTAACCGACATGCGCGACTATGTGCGAAACATAGTTGACATTACCGTAAACGACATTGCCGACACGACAATGAACACGTTTCTGCGTGAAGGCTACGACGTTATCGTCTACTCCGAAAAGCGGTGGCCGTTCTACGAAACGGCTTTAACCTTCGACACGGTTGTGTCACAAAAAGATTATTCGATGACCGAAATCGCCGTCAACCAAAGTTTCGTACACGACGGCGTAACATTCTCCGGTGTTGCCGCCCCCTCCAACGTCGGGCTGCGAGAAATCGCCGCCCTAAAAACCGACAACCACGTCCTAGAATACATCGGCTACGACGTAGGTGACGTAATCTACCCGTTGGATTCCAACACCACCGGGCGCCCGTGGTACTGGTCGATGTGGAGCGGCGGATCAAGCGCCTCAGCGGGGATCAGCAACCAGACAATCCGCCTGTACCCCACCCCCGGTGAGATACAAACCATTTCGGTGCGCGGATACCGCAACCCAGTCGATTTCGCCGGGAACAGCCCCGTTTACCGTACGGCAATAGCCGCCGCAGACACCCCCGACCTGCCGGAACCATTCAACACCGTTCTAGCCCTATACGCCATATACCGGTCGTACCAGCAGCAAGAAGACGCTGCGATGGGGCAACAGTATTATGCACAGTTCATTCAGGAACTAGAAAACTTGCGGGCACGCTTTGAAGACGCCCCCGCCGCCCAACCCCTCATTCTCAACAGTATGCGAGCGTCCCGTTGGATGGGTCAATCCTATTTGCCGAACCGCCTACGCTACTCTTGGGAACTGTAACCAATGGGTGCCACACTACGCGCAATGCCAGCGCCCTCAGCGCAAGCCTACCGGTACGATGAAAAATCTGAGTTCACCGGGGGCCTCAACCTTCGCGCCGACCAGTTCAACCTTGCCCCCAACGAATCCCCGGCGCTACTAAACGTCGAAGTGGACCCGCGCGGCGGTGTTAGGCGACGCGACGCCATAACAAAAATCAACGCCACAGCGTTAACAGACCAGATCATTTCTCTATTCACCCACTATGCGCCAAACCTGAACCAAATATTCGCTAGCGTAAACCCTGCTGCTGCACCATCCACCACACAGGTTTATTTCAACGAAGCCGCCAACGGCGACTTTTCAGGTCCGATAGCGTACAGCAACGGTGTTCTAACATTCTCCGGCAGTCAACCTGCTGCCGGTGTGACGTTCAACGGTTACACCTACATTGTGAACGGCACCATGTTGGCCGGATCGCACGCCTTGGGTGCTGCAATCAAATGGAACGGCTACAACGCGCCGCTACCGTACGACCCGGCTAGCCCGCCGACCTCTTACCCCGGATTTTTGTCACCTGATTTGGATGGTTCAGATGGGCATTTCCCCTGCGCCCGCTATGTGACAACATGGATGGATCACGTTTGGGCCGCATACACCGAGGAACTTATCGACGGCACACAAAAGAACCGTGTCCGCTTTTCCAAAAACGGTGACGCCGAAAACTGGACAGCCACCGACTACATCGACATTGACATTGGTGAAGACGGCGACCACATCACCGCGATCATCCCCGACGCCGACCGGCTACTCGTCTTCAAAGAAAACAGTGTTTACGCTATCGCCGGGTTCGACCGGGACTCATGGCAGGTTCGTAACATTACCCGCACCGCCGGATGCCGCGAAGGGACACAACCCGTAGCGTCAACTGCCGGGGTTTTCTTCTGGTACGGCGAAGACGGTGTATACCTCCTGTCGTACGATGAAGCAGTCTGGGTGTTTGAACGCATCAAACCCTCCATGACCTACGACGTTGGACAACCCGCGCTGACACTAGGGACTGCCCCATCGCTAATGTGGTTTGATGAGCGTCTGTGGGTTTCCGTGGACTACCAGTCCGATGACAACATTTCCGGGTCGAGTCAAACAGGTCGTCGCAACACGTTCGTATGGGACCCTTCGTTGGGGCCGACTGGTTCTTGGACCCGGCACGACATCAACGCCCGCTCCCTGCTGGCATACCGCCCAACGGGTGACACCCATTTGGGGGTAGCGGCCACATCAAACATCACAACTGTCGCGTCGTTCGACAGGATTTCTAAGGTCGATCAGAACGCCGACACTGATACTTACGTTGACGGGTCGGTGGACGAAATCAACTCGTACTATCACACTGGTTGGTTTATCGGCAACCGGCCTACTTTCCCGAAACGGTGGGGTAAAACCCGTACCGTTCTCCTTGCCGACAACAACGTTGATATTGTCATGTACATTTATAAGGATTACGATTCTTCCACAGCGGAGATTGGCTATTCTAAAAGCATTGTCGGGTTGGGGACCCTTTCTTTGTGGGATACAGCCAAGTGGGACGACAGCGACACCACCTCCGACTATTATGCGGCATGGCAGGCTGAGGGTACTTCTGACCGGTATTTGTTCGCCCGCTGGCCCACGATTGGGACAGCGCAGGCTATTAGTTTGAGATTCAGTGTTTCCCCCACCGCGCCCAAACGGGGCAAGTGGGGTGTGACATCGGTCGTCGCCATGTATAGGACACGGAGGTTGAGATAGTGGCAGCCCTAGCGGTTACCAACTCGTTTGTGGCGGCAACAACCATTGTTGCGTCACAGATGAACACCAACTTTACAGATATTGTCAGTTGGGCTACCGGAACCCCCACTTTGTCCACATCGGGGTCGGTTACCACAGTGGGCGGTGACTTGAACGTAGCCGAACAGTTAACCCTGACGGGGCAACTCTATTTGAACAATGCGTCTGTAGCGAGCCAGTACATTGTTTGGGAGGGTTCCAACGCTGACGCTTACGAAACGTTTTTGAAAGTAACGGAACCGACGGCGGATCGTACGATCACGTTGCCGGACGCTACCGGGACGGTGGCGTTGACTTCCGACATCACGTCCCCAACGTGGAACGACGCTGACAACATTCTAACCAACGCAGTCTTCAACTAAGGAAAGTAGAACATGGCAACATACTCCAAAGAGAAACTGTCGCACAGCACCAACGGCAAGAATATTAAGGTTGTTGCTACCGCCACGGCGGGAACTGACATCCATACCTGTACGAGTGCTACGGGCGACAACTGGGAGGAAATCTGGTTGTACGCCTGCAACACCGACTCAACAGACAGGAAACTGACGATTGAGTGGGGTGGGGTGACCTCTCCCGACGATCTGACCGAAGTCACTATTGGGGCTGAGGCTGGTTGGGTGCTGGTTGTGCCGGGTCTGCTGTTGCAGAACAGTCTGGTTGTTCAAGCGTTTGCTGCGGCAGCGAATGTGGTAGAAATCAACGGTTATGTGAACCGTATCACCGCCTAGCAAATGTTTCGTCAGGATCGCACCAACCCGTCTACCGCCATATCCAACTGGCGGGGACGCAGGGATACCAAGAAGGCGTGGCCGTCTACTGGCGTGTCTACTTGGTTGAATGGCGGCCTGTTCGGTGCTGATCCGTTGACGGCGTTTGGTGGGATCATCACCCAGTATGAGGATTCTGGTACGACGTATCGGGTGCATACGTTCCGTGGTTCAGGCAAGTTCTATGTTGCCAATGGTGCGGCCAATGTGGATGTGTTGGTTTGCGCTGGTGGCGGCGGCGGCGCAGGCGGGCTAGAAACAGATACAGGCGTAGCCGTGAGTGCAGGCACTTACACGATCACCGTCGGCGCTGGTGGCGCTCAGGGCGATAGTGGTTCAGGCGGCGGCAGTTCTGGCACACGGGGTTCCGACGGTGGTGCTGCCTCAGCGTTGGGGGTATCAACCAGCGGCGGGGGAGGCGGGGGAACCAACGGTACCCCTAATGGTCGTGATGGTGGTTCAG